TGACCGGATGTGCCACCTTTGAGGTCTAACAATGATGCATCGATGGCGTCGCCTAATCCTTCAATGGCGGTTGCACCATCTTTGACCAAATCCGTGGATGTCGGAACTGGCCAACCAAAATTGGGTGTTGTTGTTGCCATTACGCTATTACTCCAATCGCTTGTAACCATGTCATCGTTGGGCTAAGGGTCGCCCACGTTTCCGCTGGATTTACTGACTGCCATTTTACGGCAACCTGACTAAAATTGACCGGAGACGCGTTAAACGTAATGGTCAAATTATTGAGGCTGGCTCTGAACGTCCAGCCCTCAACATAACCTTCAAATGACCCGCCGCTTATGTTTAACGGCAGATTTTGAATCCAAACAGGCAAACCCATAAATATGTTGATTAAAGCATCGCGGTCGGCGTCGTCAATTTCGGGGTTGCCCAGCTCAAAAGTGATGCTCTGAAATTTAGGAAAAGGGTCGGCACGTAAGGCAATAATGCGGTCGGCAAATTCCTCGGCATCGACTGTGTCTTTGATATTAGATAAAAATGCTTCCCCATAAACGCCATAGTCGGATTGACTCTGGGCATCTTGAGCCGTGTAAGAGCTATTGCCATTGTTGCCATAGTTGATGATGTATTTATTCCGGATGTCTCCGGCGCGGGTGGTTACTGCCAATCCACGGCCATTTGCATGGTTGGCATCTAGCGTCGTGTAGCCATTGGCCGCTAGGTAATCCTGTCGATGGGTTGAATCTGCATAACCAATGTTGCCATTAGCATCTTCATATAAAACGCCTAATGCTGAATTAGCAATTTGAGCGCACAAGCTGTAAATGTCTGTTTCTTGTGAACCGCGTGAAATCATCAAAAAATCACCTGGGCGGTCAATTTCGCCAAGGCCAAGATTGAGCGCATTTGCCCATGTTTCCGTTGGGTTATATGTTGCCCATGTTGTAGCCGCTGGCACTTCGTTCCACTGACCTAAAAGGTATTGTGACAACAAAGTATAAATTTGGTCGCCATCTTCATCTTCTGACAAAATGCCAGCATCGACAATTTTAGGCAACTTGGATAATGCGCCCAATGCCGTAATTTGCGCAGCTGTCGTATAACCCAAACTGCCAGTCTGATTGACTGCAAGCGTAAAGTCTGAAATGTAGCCGCCAAATATCGGCACAAATGCAGCCGTTGAATCTGTGACTTCAATGGTGATTCCCGTGCCGACTGTAAAGTTATAAATGTCGTTGTTAAAATTTAACAATTCCAGCTGGCAATAACCCGCTACCGGCTGTTGATATATGTCCGTGCGACCGGACTGAATAGTTACGTTTGCAACTGTAACGTCCGTTAATTCGACGCTGTTGATGAGGACTTTATACGTCGGTGTGTAGGCGGTCATGCAAACACTAGCCCCGACCCGCCAAGCGTGCCGCGTGCGGATGAGTCGTTTAACAAACCGACAATTTGGCGCGCGGTCGATTCGGGGTCGATTGCCCCATTGACTGTAATGCTTGTTGTGCGGCCAGCTGCAAAACGTCGCAAACGTTCATCCGATTCCATAATGTCCGGCGATATTGTAGGGATTGAACTGACTGAAGGTATTGTGTACGCAGCATTTGTAATAGTCGGCGATGAATATGATGCCCCACTGAAAAACCCGCCAATTGAACCCGCTACGCCTTTGATAGCATCAACAATGCTTTTAATGCGGTTATAAATACTTGTAAGCAAACTGACAAACTTGGCAAAATTGTCAATAGCTTCACTGATAAATGAGCCTAATAATCTAAATGCTGCACCTAACGTTTTGCCCAAAATAGGCGCAAGGGTGTCACGGGCAAATTCGGCAATGTTTTGCAAGAAATTATAAAACGGTTTTAATTCGTCATTATTTTCAGCCAATGAATTGCGCACGCTGTTAAACGCAGATTTAACACCATCAATAATTGGTTGAATAATCCGCATTACAGGCTTAAGTTTTTCGTCAAGATTGCTTGTAAAATCTTGAATTGCAGGCACAACTTTATTGACAATAATTTCAACCATGGGCGTGATTGCATCAAGAATAAATGCCCCGACTGTTTCTTTGCCTTCATCAAAGGCAATTTGTAAACGGGTTATTTTTCCTTGAAAGGTATCAGCTTGTGCCGATGCTTGATTTTCAAATGTGCTGGCTAATTTGGCGGTCACTTCTTCCATGCTCATGGTTTTGAGCTGGGCAGCTGATAGGCCAAGTCCTAATTTGCCAAGTGCGGATGTATTGCCTTCGGCGGCTTTAGCCATGGCATTGGTAACGGCCTCAAGTGATTTTCCGCTACCTGCCGCCACGTCAATGGCAACTGTTTGGAGCTTCTGCGCCTTTTCGACGTCTCCGGTCGCACGGGCTAAACGCTCAAGGCTTGGCCGCAGCTCATCATCGGTCACGCCAAATGCCAGCGATGTTTTGGTGATGTAATCCTCGGTGGCCGCAATTTGGGCATCTGTAGCCCCTGTAACGTTTTTTAGGGTTAAGGCTAACTTTTCCTGCGCAGCTGCATCCGCAATGGCTGATTTGACCCCGTCAACGGCTAATTTGCCCGCGTAGGCGACCGCAGCTGCCCCAGCTGCCGCAAATGCCAATCCTGCCTTTTTGCCAAAATCGCCAACTTTATCGCCAAACGATTTGACCTCGGTATCAGCTGATTTAAGGTTTTTGGTGAAGTTATCGACGTCGGCTAATAGTTTAAGCGTTAACGCGCGTGTACCTGTTGCCATTAGCCCCACTCCTTCAAAATCTTGCTAAATGCCGCACTCCAACGCTCGACGATTTCGGGCTGAATTTTGCGCAGCGTTGGGTAAATAAACCATCCACGTGAGCCGCGACCTTGGCGGCCCGACCAAACTGGAAATTGCTTATATTTGTTCGAGCCAAATTCTGAACCGCCCCAAATGTCGCGCGTGGTCGCCCCGCCGCTGAATCTTTGTGACGCAAACCCATAGGTGATTTCGCCGATTTTGCTTGACTTCTTCACCCGTGCGCCACTGGCAATGCGACCCGCTACGGCTCGACTTTGTAGCCCGTTGGCAGTCTCAATGACCTGTGTGCGGGCATAGTCGGCCAAATTACCGGATTGGCGTTTGGCTTCATCTTGCGCAGCTTCGTCAAGATTTTTCAATGCCTTAAACACGGCACGCAATTCAGCTTGGTCAAGTGCTATTTGTTCGCTCACTTTGTCCTCGCTTCCAAAATCTCAACTGCGGTCAATATGTCCTCGGCTGTCTGCCAATAAACCATTGGGATTTGCGTGGCAATTGCCAGTTCGACAATTAGTCGGCTGACACTTCCGCGCTGATGGCTTTTGGGTCGCCTTCACCCACTTCGACGTCACTGACTGATTCCATCCAAGCATCAAATGGCTTGGTTGGCTTACTGCCTGCGTCACGCTTCATGGCTAAATGCGCCACAAACAAAATATCCCACATGCCGCCAAACTGGGAAATGACCTTTTTGGTGGTCATCTCCCAGCGGGCATAATCCGGTGGACGTACCATGTAGGTGGACTCTGTACCATCGTTATATTTAATTGTTATTTGCTGTTGCATTTCTTTGCTCCCGTCGTTTGTTTTTAACTAAATGTTTCGGTGACTGAACCTTGTGTGACTAGGAAAGTGTAGGACACTGTCTGCGCGTCCATGCCTGACCCGCCCACTGTTGGATAAGACGGCTTAATTGGAAACACAAATTGCGCTCCGGTTGCAGCTGTCATGGTCACTGTGATGTCGGTATCCGGTGCTGTATCAGCTGCCGTCCAAATTGCTTCGCACACTGAATTGGCCTTACCCCAGTCTGCAAGCATGTCAAGCTGGAAACTAGCTGTTACGTTTGTTGTTTTGTAGGCTTCGCCGTCCAGTGTTTGATAAGTCTGTCGGTCTAAAACCTTTGTAAGGACTGCATTTGTGGCCTGCGCTTCGATGTCCGTTCCACCAGTAAAGGACAAAGAAATATCGCGGCCTGTTATTACTACTGTTGCCATGATGTCTCCTTATGTTGTTTGTGTGTAGTAGGTAGAAACTCGAACGTCGGCGATTAGCAGCGTCGATGCTCCAACTTGCGTAACTGTTGGCCTTTCGACCACGCTGACAACGTACCCAACGGGTATCACTGCCAGCACACTCATGATTAGTTGCTCGATGTTGTCAA